CGGCCCAGGCGCGAATCTCAGCGTTTTCATCTTGCAGTTTCCTCATTTGGATTTCACGGGTGGTGGCCAGCTGCTGCAGGGCCGTGCGCTGGCCGTCCAGGCTGGCCGCCAGGCGGGACTGTGCCGCGCTCAACGTGCGCAGCGTCAGGATGGTGGCGTCACGGTCGGCAATGCCCTGGCGGGCCTGGGCGGCCGCGCTCTCGGCCACCTCCGCCTTGAGCTGCAGGTAACGGGTGTATGTGTAGGCGCCGAAGGCCAGAACGGCCAGAATGGCGCCGCGCAGGACCGCGTTGGCCACCTGGGCGGTCAGGGTTGCCGGGACATTCATGCGGCCTCCTTGTCCAGTTCTGCGTACTTGTCATAGGCGCGGGCCAGCTTGACGTCGTACAGGTTGGCGGCGTAGGCCGGACCGTTGTAGCCCTTGGCGAAGGCGGGCCACTTGCGGGCCTTCAAGGCGGCCAGCAGCGGGGCCTCATGGGCGATGAAGCGCACGAAGGCGTCCAGGTGGCTGGCCTCGTCCTGCTGCATCAGGCGCACGAACTCGGACGCGCTGGCGTAGCCCAGGGCGGACCAGTGGTAGCCCATCACCTGGAAGGCGCCCCAGCTGGCCGACTCGTAGGCCGCCGCCAGGTGGATCTGCTTGGCCGTTTCCAGTCGGATGTACTCGGCGGCGCCGCCGTGGTAGCCGCCGCGTTCCTGGGCGCAGATGTTCGGATACTTCGCGGCAATCGGTTCCGGGTCGATGCCATGCTCCTGCAGCTGCTTGTAGAACACGTGGCGCTCAAACAGGATCACGGGGCGGCCGTCCGGCAGGAAGCCCTGGCCGCGCGACTCCACCTCATTGACGGCGCGCACGCTGGCCAGGTTCACGCCCAGCTGGTCGGCCGCGCGCACCAGGTCGGCGGCCGCCAGGTGTTTGGGCTGAATGGAACCCATCAGGGCCATGAAGGATTTGGGGCCGAAGATGCCGTCGACCACCAGGCCGCTGGCCGCCTGCAGGGCCATCACGGCGGCCACGGTGGCATCGTCGTACACGTTGGTGGTGGCTACCTGGTAGCCGGCGCGCTGCAGGCGTTCCTGCAGCTGCTGGACCTCGGCGCCGTGGCTACCTGGTCGAAGGGATACAGCGATCATTTCTCACTCCGTAGAAGGCGCGCGACGTTGCCACGCGACCGGACAATAAACAGGGCCAGCAGCGCAGCGCGGCCCGCTTCAAAGTAGCTGACCACCTTGGCGTGCAATAGCAGCTCGATGGCGGATCCGCCCAGGACCACCAGCAGGCCATAGGCCATCCAGGACACGTGGTGGCGGTGGCGCGCGCCGTCGCGCTCGTACAGCAGCAGCGCGAAGATGGCCACGGTATAGGCCGCCATGGCGATGACGGCGGCGGGGTTCTGTACCACGTCAGCCTCCTTTCTTGCTAAACAGGCTCAACAGGTCGAACGTCTTTAAGCGCTCGATCAGCTGCAGGGCGATCACGATGGCGCAGGCGGCGCCGAAGAAGGCGGCCACGCCGGTGGAATGAATTGGGGTCCAGTTGACGATGTCCTGGGCGCCCTGGTAGCCGGCGATCATGGAAATGACCAGGTACGCCAGGCGCTTGACCAGGTTCAGGTCTTTGCTGCTAACCACCAGCAGGGCGGCGCCGGCGAAGGCCCCGATCAGGGCGTTGCCGTCCACGCCTGGGAACAGGGCGGCCAGGCCGATGCCGGCGGTGGCCACGGTAACGGTGGAAGGGATTGGTTCGGCCACGGTTGGCTCCTTTCTAGTCCCACAGCCGCAGCAGCGTGGGGGTGTTGGTTGGTTGGGTGGTGGTGTCGGGCAGATCGACCTGCAGGCCGTGCGGCAGGACCGGCCCGTAGTCGGCCAGGCCGGGGTTTTGTTCCAGGACGATTTCCACCACGCCCTGGGTGCGGCCCAGGTGGCGGAAGCACAGCGCGTCCACGGTGTCGCCCTGGTGCGTGATGACGCGCATCAGATCAACTCCACGGTGGCACGCGGCAGGCCCAGGAAGTCGCGGATAGCCCACTTGGCGGCGCGGCGCTCGTCGTCCACCAGCTGCTGCAGCTTGTCGGCCTCGTCCACGCCGGACTTGGTGGCGTCGAAGTTGCGGAACTGTTCGTTCAGGTCGGCCTTGACGGTGCGGTGGACGGCGGCCAGGTAGCGGCGCAGCTGCACCGCCTCGCCGCCAATCTTGGGTTCCAGCTGGTCCAGCGAGGTGACGCCGGCCGCCAGGCGCTCGGCCTTCCAGCCGGCCAGCTCGTCGTTGACGTGGATGACGGCGTCGACCACAGCATTGCGCAGGCGCAGGACCGTCACAGTGCCGTCCAGGCGCACGCTGTCACGCAGGCGCTGCAGGTCGATATCAGGGAAAAAGCCGTCATTGGCCACGGTGGTGTCCTCTGGCGGCGGGTTCGGCGCGCTGTCTGGTTCGGTGGCAATGAAGGTCATGGGGTGTTCTCGGTAAAAGCGGGCGGTGGGCCAGGCATCGGATGGACCGGGCAAAGCCCTGCCATCGTCCGCCTGGCGCCGCCCAGGCCGGGGGGCTCGTTACGTGCCGGCGGGTTTATCCCCGCCAGCGGCCAGCTGCTTGCGCAGCCGGGCAATGTCTTGTTTCACGCCGGAATGCTCGGACAGTTCCAGGGCACGTTCCAGGTGCGGCAGCGCGGCCGCCGGATCCTTGGCCATGAGCGAGTAGCCGATGGCCTTGCGCACCTTGGCGCGTACCTGGTCCGGCATGTCGTGCGGGTCGGTCATGTCCATGACCTGCAGCAGCTGCTGCGTGTCGATCACGGCGTCTGGATCCAGCTTGAAGGCGCGCAGCGCGGTGTCGGCCACTTCCTCGGCCAGCACCGTGGCCAGCGTGCGGTCGTACTGGTCCGGCATCGTCATGCCATGCTGCAGGACGTAGGCCGCGATCTGCAGCGCGCCGGCGAAGTCGCCCACGTCGATGCGCCACACCATGATGCTGGTCAGCACTTCATCCTGGGCGCCACGGCCGCCTTCCAGGGCGCCGTTGACGTAATCGGCGTAATCCGGCAGCAGTTCCTCGCGCTTCACCTTCACCTTCTGCTCGATGGACTGGATGGACTTGAGGCGGCGCCGGTCGGCGGCCAGCTTGACCAGCATCAGCTCGTAAGCGCTGGCGCCGGCCATGGTGCCCGAGTCGGCAGCGGCCGTAGCCGCCGCCGCCAGCTTGGCGCTCACCTCTGCAAAGTGGCGTTTCGCTGGGCTGCTCATTACCACTCCGTCTTGATGTTTTCGACCAGGCAGCCGGCGCGGTAGTCTTCGATCACGTAGTCGTCATTGCTCGACTCGTAGTTCTCGATCTGGTCGCGCTTCGGGTTGTCGATCACCGCGCGGCGGCGGGAGCCTTCCTGGAAGTAGATGGACAGGTTATCCAGGCGAGTGACCATCAGGGCATCGGCTGGGAAGGATGGAACCTGGACAGCTGGGCGGTTGCCGATACGCTTCTGGCTGATGATGAGGTCAGCGGCCAGCGATTCGGTGTTGGCCTGGTCCTTGTTCACGATAGGGAAGTACTTGTCCGCCAGCAGGTTGCGGCCGCAGATCACCACCAGCTCAGGATCGTCCTGGTACACCTCGTCGATCAGGTGGTTGGCCGCGTCCATCACCAGGGCGTCCAGGTTGGCGTAGTCGGCGCCGGCCTTGGTGCCCACGCGGATCTCGCCCACGTTGGCGCCCTTGTTCATCACGCGCTCCGGCGCTTCTTCGCGGTACTTCTGCAGCCAGCCCTTGCCCACGTCCTGCAGCTTCGGATTAGCCACGCGGTTGGAAGTGGCGGCGCGCTCGATGCCGTTAAAGCCGATCATGATGCGGTCGCGGGCTTGCTGCTTGACCAGCACATCGCGCAGGCGGGTCTGGAAGTCCGCGAACTTGGCCCAGGCGTCGATTTTCACGTAGCGCAGCGCGGTGTCGTAGTTGATCTGCTGGCACTTGTACTTGTTGCTGGTCATGTCGCTCGGATCGGTCGGCGTGCGATCCTTCTGCGTGGTGTCGGTGGTGCCGGCAATGGTGCCGGTCACGCCCAGGCCCAGCTTTTCGCCTTCCTGGTCGGTCACGGGGAAGACATTGATCTTGCTCAGGAAGTCGCTGGACTGCTGGATACGGGTTTCCAGCTTCTGCTGCACGCTCGGCGCCACAGTGAATTTTTCGGCGGCATTGGCCACACCGCTCAGTTGAGCGATGGCGGCGCTGTAGGCGTTGTAAGCAACGCGGGTTTCGTTACGCATGGTTTCTCCGGTAAGAGTTGGGTTGGGTTAGCAATCGGTGGTGAGCTGGTTGGCGCCGCCGGTGGCCAGCGGGCGCGCTGGCGTCTTGTTGTCCGGCTCGGCCGACAGCTTGGCGGTCAGCGCGGTCAGCTTGTCGGCCTGTTCCTTGATGGTCTTGGCCTGGTCGGCCACGGTGGCGGTCAGCTGCTTGATGGACTCGGTGGTGTGGGTGGCCAGCTCGATCACGGCGGCGTTCACGTCCGCAAAGCGGGCGTCGGTATGGCCGCTTTCCTTCTCGGTCTTGCCCAGCAGCGCCTTGACCTTGGACAGCAGCACGGCGCCGATGCCTGGCGCTTCCATGTCCAGGACCAGTTCTTCCTCGGCCACACTGAACAGGTTTTCAGGTGCCTGCTTGCGCTTGGCCAGGGTGGCCGGATTCTTGGCGCTGAAGGCCAGCATTTCGGTGCCCAGGCTGGCCGGGCTGTCGGTGACAGCCAGGCCGACCAGGTAGGCCTTGCCGGTGTCGGCAAACTTCGGGTTGATTTCGCACGAGGTGTACACCTTCTGGCCGGCCTTGGTCATGGCCACCAGGTCGGCGGTGGGTTTGATCTGGGCGTACAGGCCCAGCTTGCCGTCTGCCTCTTCGCGGGTTTCCAGGGCCAGCACGTCGCCGTAGGCCTTGAACGGGCTGTCAGGGGTGTAACCCTTGATGTGTTCCAGGTTGACGCGGGCGCCGTAGGTGTTGATCGGGTCATAGCTGGCGGCCATTTCTTCCAGCCAGGCGCGCTCGATGGTGCGGCCGTCCGTGGTGGCGCCTTCCTTGGCGATGCGGAACATTTTGGTTTTGTCGGCGTGGTTGTCGGTGCCGGTGGTGGCGACGGTGCCGAAGGCGCCCAGGCCCATCAGGCCCAGGCTGGCCGCATCGGCGGCGCCGGCCCGCGCTGGCGGTGAGGCCCAGCAGGCCGATGGCGGCCAGGGTGAGCGAGATGTGACGTTTGCGGATCATATTTTCTCCAACAGGGTTAATGGTGTTGACCATGGCCATGTTGTCCTGTCGCGCGCTCTCGCTCAACGTGCGCGCGCTGTACTGGAAGCGGGCACGCCCACGCCTTGATGCCCTCACGCGCGCGTGGCCCTACGCTTCGTCCATGCTCGAAAACACCGCTACCGAACAAGACGAATTTGACCCGCGCCGCGCCGCCCGTGCCCTGTACTGGCAGGGCTGGCGCATTTCGTCCATTGCGCGCCACCTGGGCATCAAGCGCGCCACAGTGGAATCGTGGAAGCAGCGCGACGAGTGGGACAAGGCCACGCCGCTGGAGCGCATCGAATCGTGCATCGAAACGCGCCTGGTGGCGCTTATCTCCAAGCCCGAAAAGGAAGGCCGCGACTTCAAAGAGATTGACCTGCTGATGCGCCAAATGGGGCAGTCCGCGCGGGTGCAGAAGTACGAACAGACCGGGAAGGAAAGCGACCTTAACCCGAACCTGGAGCGCAAGGACGCGAAACGCAAGAAGGGCGGGCAAAACGAATTCAGCGAAGACCAGGTCGAGAAGATCCGCGAGGCCTTCATTGACTCGCTGTTCGATTACCAGAAGGTGTGGTACCGCCAGGGCGACCGCCGCACGCGTAACATTCTCAAGTCGCGCCAGATC